TGAACCCGTTCTATCAGATAGGGAAGTTCTATGTCTATACGTTGCAATGCGAGCTGTACCGCTATAGCTCAGAGGTTATTCAGACAGGGCTTGACGAGATCGATGATGACTTCATGACCACATCAGCCGATGTGTATGAATACAGCGTTCTAAACGAAACAGGTGGGATGATTTTGGCTGAAGACGGCGGGTCAATCATCAATTCCACATACGACTCTAACGCAAATGCGAAGACCTCGAACAACACGCAATTTGAAACTGAAGGTAACGACATCCTTGACTTCACGATAAAAAATCCGTTTGGTGAGGTCTAAATGTTCGACGATAAGATCTTCTACCATAACCACATTCGTAAGATCATTGTGTGTTTCGGCACGCTGTTCAACAACATCTACATTCAGCGACGAAACGAAGACGAGAGCATAGCGCAGACGATGTTGGTCCCGTTAAGCTACTCCACGAAGCAGAAGATGATTTCGCGTATTCAAGAGGCCCCTGAATTTGTCCCGGGCCGAGCAAAGTACGCCATCACGCTTCCGCGCATGGGGTTTGAGATTACATCGTTGACTTACGACCCGGCACGAAAATTGCTTCCAATGCAAACGGTTCGAGCAGTCAATGTTGAAAATCCTGGTGTGGATTTTTCATACGTTTCGACACCGTACAACATGGGCATTTCGATGAGTATCTACTCAAAGAACCAAGAAGACGGGATGCAGATTATTGAACAGATCCTCCCGTACTTCTGTCCTGACTTCAACATTACGATCAACGAATTGCCTGCCTTGGGGATCAAGCGTGACATTCAGTTCGTGTTGGATAGTGTCAACTATTCAGACGAATACGCTGGAAGCTTTGATGATCGGTTGGCTATCGTCTGGGATTTGAGCTTCACGGTTCGTATGAACTTCTTCGGCTACGTACATCGTGCCGGATTGATTCGTAAGGTGATTGAGAATATCTACAACAACTACGATGAAAGCGATATCGGATCAGCCAATCCTGATCTTCGTATCACGACAACCCCTGTGCCAGCTGACGCTGACCCATCGGGTGACTATACATTCTTGCAAGAATTTGATGACCTCTACGCGGGTGAATAATGGGCATAACCGATGATAAGTTGAGTGAGAAGTTTGAGGTGACAACAATACCTGAAGTAGTTGTTGAAGTCGAAACTCTCACCGACGAAGATTCAGATATAGAGAAAGCTCGGTCAACGTATCGAGGATTGATTGATGACGGAGAAGGAGCCATCAAAGACATCCTTCACATCGCTGCTAATACTGAATCCCCGCGTGCTTACGAAGTTGCGGGACAGCTCATTAAGACTGTATCTGAAGTCGCAAAGGACTTAGTGGCTGCAAGAAAGAACCAGCAAAAGTCTACAAAGACTGACATTGACAAACAAACGAACATCTTCGTGGGTTCAACTAAGGAACTGCTAAACCTGTTGAAGAACCCCCCACAAGATGTTGAGGTGCCTGAAGCGGATGTCTGAGTCGTCATATCATGGAAATCCAAATCTTAAGCCGTTAGCGTATGAACATACGTTCACGGAAGATCAGATACGTGAGATTGATAAGTGTCAGAAAGACATCATCTACTTTGTAGAAAACTACTGCCACATCGTTTCGTTGGATCGTGGCTTGATTTTGTTCAAGCTGTACGACTGTCAGAAGAAGAAGATCCACACCATCATGAACAACCGCATGGTGGCGATTATGGAGCCCCGACAGAACGGCAAGACGATCACGGCGGCAGCATGCATCTTGCACTACACGTTGTTTGAAGAAAACAAGCTCGTTGCAATCATGGCGAACAAGGGTGCATCGTCAAGAGAAGTGTTAGATCGTTATCAGATCATGTACGAGAACCTTCCGATCTGGATGCAACAGGGTGTGAAGACCTGGAACAAGGGCGACATTGAACTTGAAAACGGCTGTAAGGTCATCACCGCAGCCACGACCTCATCGGGTATTCGTGGTAAGTCAGTCAACTGGCTCTACATTGACGAAGCAGCCATCATTCCTAACAACGTGGCCGACGAGTTCTACGCTTCAATCTATCCGACGATTTCATCAGGTAGCACGACGAAGATCCTGATGACCTCGACACCGTTGGGGTACAATCACTTCTGGAAGTTCTGGAATGAAGCTGAGAAGGGTAAGAACGGATTCGTCCCGATGTACATTCCTTACTGGGAGATTCCGGGTCGAGACGAGAAGTGGGCTGAGGATCAGCTTAAGATTCTGGGCGAAGTCAAATACAACCAGGAAGTGTTGTGTCAGTTCCTAGGATCAAGTCATACCTTGATCAGTGGGCGCGCATTGGGAGCCATGTCAAGTGTTGACCCCATTTGGATGAGTGAAGATCTGCACATGCAGATTTACGAGAACCCTGAGAAGGAGAAGACCTACGCGATCATCGTAGACACTGCTCGGGGCGTAGGAATTGACTACTCGGCGTTCTCTGTGATTGATGTGACGCAGACCCCGTATCGGTTTGTAGCGAAGTACCGAGATAACAACATCGCACCTATGCTATACCCGAACGTGATACTTAAAGCGGCGCGAGATTACAATAACGCCTTTGTGCTGATAGAAACCAACGATATTGGCGGTCAGATCGCCGACATCCTGTACAGCGACCTAGAGTATGAGAATTTGTTCTGTACCGTGTCAGAGAATAATAAGACATACATCTCAGCGGGATTTGCAAAGGAGACAACGTTCGGGATACGAACAACAGCCACGGTCAAGCGAATTGGCTGCTTTGCACTAAAGAGTCTGATTGAAGAAAACAAGTTGCTAATCTTCGATGCCGACACTATCAGTGAGCTATCCACCTTTATTGAATCAAAGGGATCATTTGCGGCTGATGTTGGCTACCATGATGACCTAGCAATGACTTTAGTGCTGTTTGGCTGGCTAACCACCAACCAATACTTCAAGGATCTAACAAATGTAGATGTCCGGAAACGGCTCTACGAGCAACAGATGCTGCAGATTGAGGACGACTTGACACCCTTTGGGTTCATCGACACAGGGATTGAACCTGAAGAAGCTTTTGTTGAGAATGGTGATCTATGGCTGTGGGTCGAGAGGGAGAGCCCAGGTCGATTCTAATATTACGAAACCATAAATAATCCTGTGTCCAAACTGCGTATTTTCGAGTTTACTTATTAGGAGAGCATCTTATGCCGTTTCAATTATCGCCAGGAGTACTAGTTGTTGAGAAGGACCTAACGAACATCATTCCTGCTGTCGCCACGTCTATCGGCGGCTACGTAGGGAATTTCGTCTGGGGTCCTGCTCAAACACCGGTCACTGTAAGTTCTGAGCTTGAGCTTATCAAAACGTTTGGTAAGCCAACTCTAGATACCTATGTCAGCTTCTTCTCTGCTGCCAACTTCCTATCCTACAGCAACAACCTAGTGCTTATTCGCCAGGTTGGTGCAGCAGCCATGAACGCCGTTTCAACGGGTTCGGCCATCATGATTCCAAACGAGGAAGATTGGAAGGCGAACTACGAAGACGGATCAGCGGCTGTTGGTGAATTCGCAGCTAAGTACCCCGGATCGCTAGGCAACTCGCTATACGTTTCTATGGCTGACTCAGTCACCTTCGCCGATTATGATGGCCTCGCCAACCCATGGCCGTATGCAAGCCTATTCGATGCAGCTCCGGACACATCAACGTTCGTAAGCAACATTGCAGGCGCTGCTCTTGACGAAGTTCACGTTATCGTTATCGACCAGGATGGTTTCGTCACAGGAACCCCAGGCACAGTGCTTGAGAAGTGGTCACACTTGTCAAAGGCAAGCGATGCGAAGAGCGATCAGGGTGCTAACAACTACTACCGTGATGCCCTTCTAGGATCACAGTACATCTACTGGATGGATCACCCAACAGGCATCGGCGCAGGGACAGCTTGGGGTGTGACCGCTGAAACTGCTATCGGCACGCCGTTTGCTTCAATGACATTAGCAGTTGGCAACTCCTTGACTGGTGGTGTTTCTGAAACCTCGTTGTCAAGCGGCGAAGTTCAGACAGGATACGACATCCTAGCTAACGATGCATTGATTGATGTGAACCTAGTGTTCACCGGTGGTCACCCAGCCGTGGATGCCAAGTATGTCATTGACAATGTTGGCGACACACGACGCGACTGTGTTGTGTTTGTTTCGCCTGCTCTCGCATCTGTGTTCAACAACGCAGGATC